TGCAAACGCAAATGCAAACGCAGATGAAAATAAAAAGTTAACACCATTATCACCATATTTGCTTAATGTTGAACAAAATGCTAATAAGGTAAAAATAGATCCAAATAAAAATGAAATATATCAAGGCTTTTTATTTGAAATTGTTGAAGAACCATTCTCTCCTACTGTAAATAAAAGAAGAGCGGTGGCCAAGAATAATAATGGTATTATATTGTTACAAACACCTTCGTCATTTACTACTGATACTCAAGTATTATTCACAGAACTTAAACTAATAATTGATAAAAATAATTTAAAAGCTAATTAATTTAATATTTATAACAAATGAAACAAAACGAATTAAAAGATTTAATTAAAATTGCCGTAAAAGAAGCAATCCAAGAAGAATTAAAAGATATTCTTTTGGAAGCAATTAAATCAAACAAACAACCAATAAACGAATCTTACCAAGTAGGCGCAGATAGAACATTAAGATTTAATAGTTCAAACGTTCCTACACAACCTTTAATTACAGCTGTTAACCCAAAACAATCATACATGGATATAATAGCTGAAATGTCAAAACCAACTCCGTCAGGATTTGAAGGTGATTTTAAAGTATCAGGTGAAATTAATACAATGTCTGAAGGTAGCGCATTACCTGGTGGACAACTTGGTTTAGATCAAATAATGAATTTAATTAAAAAATAATGGCATTCGGAGCAAAAAAAATATTTCCAATTGATACTAAGCCCGGAACGGCTGTAGGAGTATCTATTCCTTTTAATGCTCCAAATGTATTTTTTCAAACATATACTACTCAAGATGCTATACGAAATAATTTATTAAATTTCTTTTTAACAAATCAAACAGAAAGATATTTAAATAATCAATTTGGAGCAAATTTAAGAGCATTTATATTTGAACAAATATCTTCAGATAATATAACCTCTTTAAAAGAAAATATTCAATTATTAATAAGTAAATATTTTAATAATGTAAAAGTAGAAAAATTAGATGTGTTAGAATATCCCGACAATAATGAAATAAATGTTAAATTAACATATAGTATAATCAACACTGGTGTAACAGATCAAGTTCAAATATCATTCACATAATGGCTGTAAATAAAAATATAAAATACATAAATAAAGATTTTAATGAGTTTAGGACTAATTTAATTGACTACTCTAAAACTTATTTTCCTACAACATATAATGATTTTAGCCCAGCATCACCAGGAATGATGTTTATGGAAATGGCAGCGTATGTAGGTGACGTTTTATCATTTTATTTAGATAATCAAGTACAAGAAAACTATTTACAATTTGCTCGTCAATCAAATAACTTATTTGAATTAGCATATATGTTTGGTTATAAACCAAATGTAACAGGAATAGCAGTTACTAACATAGATTTTTACCAAAAAGTACCATCTAAAATGTCTGGTTCAACATATATTCCTGATTTTGATTATACATTACTTATTAACGGAAATGCTACTGTAACTTCAACAAGTGGGGTTTCATTCCTAATTGCTGACCCAGTAGATTTTTCAGTATCAAGTTCAGGAGATCCTACCGAAATTTCTGTATATGAAGTTTCAGGAGGAAACCCAACATATTATCTATTAAAGAAAACACGTAAATCTATATCATCTACAATTAATACAAAAACATTTTCATTTAACTCACCTGTTAAATTTTCAACAGTTGAAATAAATGCTACAAATATAGTAGGTATTTTAGATTGTATTGATAATGAAGGAAATACATGGTATGAAGTAGATTATTTAGGACAAGAAATGGTATTTGATTCAATTAAAAATACAAACACTAACGATCCAAATTTATCTCAATATAATGGGGATACCCCATATTTATTAAAGTTGAAGAAAATACAACGTAGATTTGCTTCTCGCTTTAAAAACTCAAATACATTACAAATTCAATTTGGGTCAGGTACTACATCAGATTCTGATGAAATAATTATTCCAAACCCAGATAATATAGGTATTGGTCTACCATTTGAACAAACAAAATTAACAACAGCATATGCTCCATCAAATTTTTTATTTACAGATACTTATGGGATTGCCCCTTCAAATACTACTTTAACATTTAGATATTTAACAGGGGGAGGAGTATCAGCAAATGTAAATGCTAATAGTTTAACTAAATTAAATGGTACAACTACTTTTTTAAATGCAAATTTAAATACTACAACAGCAAATAACATATTTGCTTCATTAGCTGTTACTAACCCACAAGCAGCAAGTGGAGGAGGAGATGGAGATACAATTGAAGAAATTAGACAAAATTCATCTGCTAATTTTGCTAGTCAATTACGTAATGTAACTCAAGATGACTATTTAGTAAGAGCATTAAGTATGCCTGCTAAGTATGGTAATATAGCTAAAGCATATATTGAACCAACTAAAGCACAAAGTATACAAGCTGGCGAAGCAGCTGGTATATTAGATTTATATATTTTAACAAATGATGTTAATGGTAAATTAAATACAGCGTCCTCAGGTTTAAAACAAAATCTGATTACTTATCTTTCTTTATATAGAATGATAAATGATGCTATTAATATTAAAGACGGCTTTATAATTAATATAGGAGTTAATTTTGATATTATTATTCTTCCAAATTACAATAGTAATGAAGTTTTAACAAAATGTATTACAGCATTGCAAGGATATTTTGCAATTAATAATTGGCAAATAAACCAACCAATTGTACTAAGAGAACTTTATATTCTTTTAGATAAAATAGAAGGAGTACAAACAGTAAAAACGATAAATATTTCAAATTTAACTGGAACAAATTTAGGATACTCAGCGTTTGCATATAATATTTCTGGTGCAACTAAAAATAACGTAGTTTACCCATCGATAGATCCTATGATTTTCGAAGTGAAATATCCTTCTACAGACATTCAAGGTAGAGTAGTATCATTATAAAAATAAAATAAACAATGGCCACATATAAAATCTTCCCAACCAAAGATACAACTTTATATTCTATATATCCAGAAATGAATACAGGATTAGATGAAATATTAGAAGCATCTTTAGAAGTAGGAAATTTAGGAACACCTTCCCCTCAAGCAAGTCGTTTTCTAATTCAATTTGACTCAAATGAAATAACAGATGTTATTAATAATAAAATATCAGGTTCACAATGGGAATCTAATTTAAAATGCTTAGTAGCTAATGTTACTGCTTTAAATACAGATACAACTATAAATGCATTTGCTGTTTCTCAATCTTGGGATATGGGCACAGGTAGATTTGCAAATGTCCCTGAAACACAAAACGGCGCTAGTTGGATATGGAAAAATTATCAAGGAGGAACCAAATGGACTACTAGTTCATTCTCAGCAGGATCAACAGGATCTTATTCTTCCTCAGTTTCACCTGGAGGAGGAACTTGGTATACAGCTTTATCTTCATCTACTACATTCGGATATTACACAGATAAAGATATTATTCTTAATACTACACCAATTGTAACTCAATGGTATACTGGTTCTATTCCTAATGATGGATTTATTGTAAAGCAAAAAGATGAATTTATGGATAATGAAAATACTCAACCAAAAATGAAGTATTTTTCAATTGACACCCATACCATTTATCCTCCAAGTTTAGAATTTAAATGGGTAGATGCTACATTTAATACTGGATCTTCTACATTACCAACAATTCGTAAAACACCACTTGTAGTAACTATAGGTGATAACCCAGGATATTTCTACTCAGGAAGTATAAATCAATTTAGAGTATATTCAAGACCGGAATACCCAGATAGAATATTCGCTACAGCTTCATATTATACTCAAAACTTTTATTTACCAACATCTTCTTATTATGCTATAAAAGATTTAGATACTAATGAATATGTAGTAGAATTTGATAAAACATATACCCAATTAAGTATGGATACTACAAGTAGCTTATTTACATTATATATGGCTGGATTACAACCAGAAAGATATTATAAAATATTAATCCAAACCACAGTAGATGGAAGTACATTAGTATTAGATAATGATTATTACTTTAAAATAATTAATGGATAATGGAAACTGTAAATTTAAATAAAAGAACTTATGCTAAAAGTCAATATCAAAAAGTTATAGATACTAACTTTAATCAATTAGCACAATCTCCATCTATTACTAACCCAAATATAATAACCCCTACTATATCAGTTGAAGAATTTTTTTCTAAATATGTTCAAATATTTTTTACAATACCTAAACTTGGAGCTACAAATTCTCATGAGTATCTTGTAAAAACAAGTTTAGAATATATTGGAACAAATCCTGCAAGTAATGAAATAAATGCATTAATTGATGAAATTAATATATTACAACAACAAAATTTAGATCTTAATCAACAAATAATAGACCTACAACTTCCTAAATAATGGATAAGATAGTTAATATTCAAAATGTCGACCCAAACACATTTCAGCTGCAAAATTATACTGCGGCTGATGATTCACTTATATCATATTACACAGAAGAAGTAACATTTGATCCTGCAGAAGATTATTTAGAATATTTTATTTTAGATTTAAATAAAAATATATTATTTAGTAATGTTGCCGGTTATCCTAATTATAGAATTCATAATACGGAAATATTAATTGATCCTCAACAAGATTTAGAATTACATGGATACGAAGAAGGACAATATTATACAGTATATAATTTTTTAAGACGAAAGTTATCTTCCTCTCCTAATAGTACATTATATATTCAAAGTATAAGTACTGATAGAACTGAAGTAAGATTAAATACTACAAGTATATCTAATTTAAATTTAATTACTTTAACAGATGAATTAAAAAAATCATTATCTGACCCACTAACACAAGATGTTGATTTTTACTTAGATTTTGGAAATAATAAATTAGTTATTGCTAATAACATATTTTTAGATAATACTAATCCAAGTGATCCTACAGTATTAATTAAATTATACGAACCATTACCTACTGAATTTATATTACAATCTCAATGTTGGATAGTACAACAAATTGCTGAATCTCAAGCATATCAAATTGAATTAACAACTGTATTTACATATACCGAACAACTTAATTATATTAATGGACCTAATTTTAACTTAACTGTACAGGACCAAATTAATAATTCTACAGCATATATTAACCAAAGTATATTACAACAAAACACTTCAACTGCTGGTTCAGGTAGCTTATTATATCAAATTAATAGTATGCTAGCTGAAAAAGGTATTGAAATTAATATTGACTTCTCAGATTATTCTCAATTTGTACACTTTTCATCAGCACAAACTAGATTAGAAAACTTCTATTATAAATTAGCATTAATAGAAGAATACACTGTTAGTAGTAGCTATTCAAATACATCAACAAGTTCATTTTCAGCTACTAATCAACAAATATGGAATACTAAAATAAATGATATTATAACTAATTTTGATGGTTATGAATATTATTTATATTACACCTCAGAAAGTCATGCTTGGCCTAAAACAAATAGTACAGCACCATATATTAACTACTCAGTAGGATCAGGAACAGCTATTAGTTGGTTTAATAATCAATCTATTTCTGCTTCATTTTTTGACTCGGAAAACAATGATGCTTTAATTAACACCATACCTTCATATTTAAGAGAAGATCCAAATAACGCCCAATATGAGTTGTTTACTCAAATGATAGGACAAAATTTTGACAATGTTTGGGTTTATCTAAAAGATATTACTAGTAAATTTGATGCCGACAACAGATTAAATTATGGTATTTCAAAGGATATGGTAGCCCAAGCTATTAGAGACTTAGGAGTAAAAATATATCAAAATAACTTTTCATCAACAGATGTATACTCAGCATTATTAGGTTTAACTCCATCAGGTAGTAATTTTAATGTACCTAATATTACTGGATCTTTCCCTACACCTTCTGGATTTGAATACATAAATACATTTATTACAGCATCAGATCCAAATGCCCTTGAACCTTTGGATGATGTTAATAAAGAAATTTATAAGCGCATTTATCACAACTTACCTTACTTACTTAAGAAAAAAGGAACAGTTGAAGGTTTAAGAACATTAATTACTCTTTATGGTATTCCTGACAGTATAGTTCGTATAAATGAATTTGGAGGTAAATCAACAACCGTTTCCAACAACTACGATAACTTTCAAAATCAATTTAATTATAAATTTTACACTACTAGTTCAGGTTATATACAAAAAGATATTGTAATATCTACAGGTTCTGCTTATGGTATTTATGGCTCAGCAAGTTATAGTCAAGATTATTATGGAGGAGATTCATTTAATGGTAATGGTACATCATCTTTTTCAATAGAATTTAGGTTTAAAACAGAAGGTATTCCTATAAATTCAGGTAGTTATAATCAAATATTATCATATGCCCCTGAAAATAATTTTGTATTAGTATTAGAATATACAGGATCAGGTTATACTACTGGTTCATATAGTGGTGCTCCTGTAGACCCATATAATGAATATGGAACTTTAAAATTTATAGATTTAACAACAAGCTTATCATCTTCTTTATATTTACCATTTTTTGATGGTGAATGGTGGTCAGTAATGTATAATTTAAATACACTTGAAAATACGGATTGGTTATTATATGATGGAATTTGGAATGATTTAGGTAATTGGTATGATAGTAGTTTCTGGGTAGATTAATATTTATAAATAAATGGGACTTTTATACGCTAAAAATAAAATATATAATGGTTATGATGGTAATACTATAGGATTTCAAGCATCCGCAAGCGTTTCATCTTCTGCTTTTTCAACTGTAACAAGTGGGAGTTTTTATCTTTCCTCCCCTTTACCTTCATTAATTATAGCAGGTAATACATATTTACCATTTAGTGGTTCATTTCAAGAATTAAGATTTTATAAAATTAATTTAAAGGAAAGTTATTTTGATGATTATGTAATGGATCCTTATTCAATAGAAGGTAACCAACTTATTGGACCTCAAAGCGCCTTAAACTCTCTAATATTTAGAGCTCCATTAGGAACAGTACTAGATAGTGGATCAGATACAACAAGAACATCAATTCACCCAAGAATATCAACAATCCCTCCTGTTCAATCATTTTATTTATCAGGAAGTAGTACATACACATTAAATGGTACATATTCATTTGTACCACAAAACGAAATAATTTACCAAGATCAGTTTCATACTGGTGTAAAAAATGCAGTATCTGAGAAAATTAGAATTATTAGTTCATCTTTAGCACCAGGAAATGTTTTATCTCAATATATTTCAATTCAACAACAAACAACACTAGACGAAACATTTACTAAAGATGTTAATTATGTAGAAGTAGCATTCTCACCTCAAGATGAAGTCAACGATGATATTATATCTCAGCTTGGCTCATTCAATATAGGTAATTATATTGGTGATCCGAGACAAGTATCTTCATCATTAACATACTACCCAGATTTTAATGTGTTAAGAAATAGTTACTTCTCTAAATATACTAGTAATTACAATTTATGGGATTATATAAGATTAATTAAATTTTATGATAACTCATTATTTAAAATGATTCAAGATTTTACACCTGCAAGAGCAGGTTTAGCAACTGGAATAGTTATTAAACAAACATTATTAGAAAGAAATAAATACCCGTTACCTCAAGCTACTACAAATAGTGAAATAGCATTTATAGGTAGCCCAACAACACGAACAATTAATATACCGTATTAATGGCATTAAAAAATATTATAATAACTGGATCAATAGGAACTTACCCTACTTTATCTTATGGACAAAAAATGTACGTTTCATCAACAGATGAAGAATCATTTCCAATAGAAGAGGTAATAGGAAGTAATGGAGGTTCAATGCCTAATTTATTTGGTCAAACATCATCATTAGATTTATATGTAAATATAGATCAAAAATGGTCTGGATACAATGATACACAAGTTGGGTTAGTAGCATACACACAATCATTTCAAAGTGAATTTATAAATGGAGAACTTAGTGGATCAGTATTAACTGTTTCTAATGGAAATTTAAACGACCCATATTGCCAAGAAATACTAAAAGTTAGCACAGTAAACATAAATTATGACATATTTATTTATAACTCGTTATATAATGTAAATAATTCAGCCCCAGGTCTAAAAGACGAAAATTTTATAAACTCAGTTGTTGCTCCAAATAATGGAGAAATATTTATATTAAACTCAGCAGTTGGAACTGCAATCCCTAACTCAATAACCGGATATTATGACACATCAAATTTACTTACTTATATCAAAATTAGTAGATTTGATAAACAAGGCAACGATAATACCTTATCATTACAAGAATTAACTAAATTAACAGTTAAATTCACAGATATTGGGATTATTGATTTACCATTATTTACAATATCAGAATATCCAACATATTATCTTTATACAACATATTATTCAACGGGTATGGGATATGTACTTCCCCCAACTGTATTTTACCCATTTAATACAGTAGATAATAATATTAAAACACACCAATTTAAAGCATCCGCCGGAGTATATTATATTCCCCCATATTCTACATATAATGGGAATACACTATTTGCATCTATTGATAATAATTCATGTTTTAATTCAATAACTGGATTATATACTTTTAATGATACTCCTAATATAGAAATATATTATACAGCATCATTTAAAGCAGTCAATTCATTTATTGGTTCTATGATAATATATGGTGACACTTCATCATTAACACCACCAATCTCTTTTATTTCTGGATTAGATTATACGATTACTGGTTCACTCTTTCCAATAGAAAATCAACAATATACATTTAAAATAAATAATGCCGGGGGTACTGGAGCTAATATTACTAATATATCCTTCGAACTTACTCAATCTGTATCTTTTAATTCCTCATCAAATTTAACAGTTTTAGAACCATATCTAACCCAGAATTTTGAATATAATGATTGTAATGCATTATATGGTAATGCTTTAAATTTAGAATATGATAGTAATTTTTATCAAGTAAACTACGAAGGAACGACAGTACCTACAAATCAACAACAAATAATAAGTGGAACGGCTGAATTATCTTCTGTAAAATCATACAATTACACAGCAGCAAGTCAAGTTCTCCCAAGATACAAAGGAAGTAGATTAACATCTGATGCATATAATACTAGTTTAGTAGTCACAGCCTCACTAATTCAGTCTTCATATCCACAATATTTAAACGCCAAATCATATGGTTACATTCCTATTAATACTTACGATACTGTAATTTTTGAATTTAATGGAGGAAATCCAACAGTTGAAGTATCTAAAACAAGTAGAGTAGACATATCTAATATACTAAATATAGATAATACAGCATCTGTTTCTACTATATATTCTTCAGACTCAGCTTTTAGTGAAATAATTGAAGAAAAATTACAATTAAAAACTACTCCTATTATAACTCAATATACTACTAATGAAATTATAGTTCCAGCAGATATTAAAGTAGTTACAAATGACATTTCTCCAACACCTGTATTCATGAATACTAGTTACCCTCAAGATTGGACATATATCTCTGGCTCACAACAAGATAATAGCAATCAATTTTTAGTAACTGGTTCTTATTATAAAATAAATAATTATGTCCCAGGTGATGATTTTGAAAAAATAGCATGGGTTACAGAAGGAACAATTAATACGGATGGTTGTATATTTTTAATTCCATTGTGGTATTCACAATCATATGTAAATACAAATTATTCATGGAGTTTTGGCTCTAATTTAAGTAAAATAGTAGGAGAAACATATGGGTTTGCTATTGGTAATAATCCAAATCAAGTAAATTTATTTGAAAGATCATGGTATGTCT